AAAGTAATTGGTGGTAAATCGTTTAATGATAAAATTGACCATACAGCAGGTATATTAACAGCATCAAGTGCTGTCATTGTTGATTCTAATAGTGCAATTGATGATTTTTATGTTGGTAATGCAGCTGCGACTGGTGGCTCATTGAAATTGAATGAAGGAACTAATAATGGTTCCAATTATATAGCATTTAAAGCACCAGACACGGTTACTGCATCTACTACTTTGACTTTTCCGGATGGTGCAGGATCAAATTTACAATTCTTGCAAACTGATGGTAATGGTAATCTTAGTTGGGCAACAGCTTCATCTACTCTTTCTGTTGATGCTGATACTGGTTCTACTGAAACTATTAATTTAAGTTCTGAAACACTTGATATTGCAGGTGGATCGAATATCACTACAACAGTTTCATCTAATCAAGTATCTGTTGATTTAGATGCTAATATTACAGTTACATCAGCAGCTGCAGGAAATGTTTCAATTTCTGGTAATACAATTAGTAGTACTGATACTGATGGATCTATTACATTAGACCCTGATGGAAATGGTAACATTAATTTAAATGCATCAGGTACAGGTGTTATCTCTGCAAACAGTGTTAGAATTACTGATCTTGCTACTCCTACAGCATCTTCTGATGCTGCTACAAAGGAATATGTAGATGCAGTTGCAGAAGGATTGCATGTTCATGAATCTGTAGTAGCTGCTACTACAGATACTTTGGCAAATCTTTCTTCACAAACTGTTACATATTCAAATGGAACCAATGGAGTAGGTGCTACATTATCTATTGGTGGTGCTAATGCTCTTACTGCTATTGATGGTGTAACACTTTCTAATGGTGATCGTGTTCTTGTTAAAAATGAATCTACAGCTGCCAATAATGGTATATATACATACAATAATACATCTGGAACAATTGTATTAACAAGAGCTTCTGATTTTAATACTCCTACTGAGATTGCTGGTGGTGACTTCTTATTTGTTACAGGAGGAACATCTTATGATTCTACTGGTTGGGTCCAAACAGAAATTGTAGGAACAGTTGGTACTGATACCATTGCATTTTCTCAGTTTTCTGGTGTAGGTTCGTTCACAGCAGGAAATGGACTCGACCTCACTGGGTCTGAATTTAGTGTTGTCGGAACAACAAATAGAATTTCCGTTTCAGGATCTGGTGTTGACATTGCTTCTACATATGTTGGACAAACATCAATTACAACTCTTGGAACCATCGGGACAGGTACATGGAATGGTACTGAAATTGGTGTAGCATATGGCGGTACTGGATTAACTACTGCGGCACAAGGCTCCGTATTGGTTGCAAATGCAGCAGATACATTCACTGCTCTTGATGGTGGTGGATCTAATGATGGTGTTTTGTTCTACAGTCAAACAGGTGATACCATTTCTTGGGCAACATCATTGAATGTTTCTTTTTTAACAGGTACTCTTCCTGTGACAAATGGTGGTACTGGACTAAACACTGTGTCAACAGGTGATATTCTTTATGGAAGTGCTGCTAATACTATTTCTGCTTTAAGTGCTGGAACTGATGGTAATTTTCTTGTTCAAGCATCAGGTGTCCCATCGTGGACAGATACAATTGATGGTGGAACATTTTAATATATAATATGTTAAATGGCAATAATCAAACCAAAAAGGTCAGAAACTGCTAGTTCTGTTCCTACTACTTCTGACCTAACTGTTGGCGAGATTGCCGTCAATATTATTGATAAAAAAATATATGTAAGAGATAGTTCTAATAACATTATTGAAGTTGCCAACAATAATACATCAGGAGGAGGAGGTTCTTATTCTCCTGATGCTCACCTTAATACTTCTTCTGCTACAGCTAATCAAATATTAACTTGGAATGGCACTGACTATGATTGGATAGATGGTCAAACATCAGACAATCAAAAAGAATTTACTGCATCTGGCTCCATTAATGCAGGTGATGTTGTCCGTTTAAATGGAGATGGTACTGTATCTAAGTTTTATCAAACTTTAGATAATCCAAATGCTTATGATACATCAGCAATTGATCGGTTTGGATATTCTGTTTCTATTTCGGAATCTTATGCTATAGTTGGTGCATATGGAGAGGGTGATGCAGGTGGAACTCTTTCTGGTAAAGTATACATTTATGATACATCAACTGGAAATTTACTTTATACATTAGATAATCCAAATGCTTATGGTACATCAGGTGGTGATTTTTTTGGCCAGTCTGTTGGTATATCTGAATCATATGCTATAGTTGGAGCACCAGGAGAGGATGATGCTGGTGGAACTACTTCTGGCAAAGCATACATTTATGATACATCAACTGGAAATTTACTTTATACATTAGATAATCCAAATGCTTATGACACATCACAAGATGATTATTTTGGTTGGTCTGTTTCTATATCAGAATCTTATGCTATAGTTGGAGCATATGGAGAGGGTGATGCTGGTGGAACTACTTCTGGCAAAGCATACATTTATGATACATCAACTGGAAATTTACTTTATACATTAGATAATCCAAATGCTTATGGTACATCACAAGGTGATAATTTTGGCAATTCAGTTTCTATATCAGAATCTTATGCTATAGTTGGAGCATATGGAGAAGATGTTGTTGGAAATTTTTCTGGTAGTGCATACATTTATAGCACTTCGACTGGGAATTTACTTTATACTCTAGACGATCCTAATGCTTCTCTTTCTGGATCATTTGATTTTTTTGGCTTTTCTGTTGGTATATCAGAATCTTATGCTATAGTTGGAGCATATGGAGAAGATGCATATGCATATGGTGGTGGATCTATAAGTACATATAATTCATCTGGTGTAGCCTACATTTATAGCACTTCGACTGGAAATCTACTTTATACATTAAACAGTCCAAATGCTTATGATATACCAGCAAATGATTTTTTTGGCGCATCAGTTGCTATATCAGAATCATATGCTATAGTTGGAGCAAGGCTCGAAGATGATGCTGGTGGAACTGATTCTGGTAAATCATATATTTATGACTTGTCTAAATTAACTCCAGGAATAGTTACTAGTGCTACATTTGTATTAGATAATCCTAATGCTTATGGTACAACAGCAGATGATGTTTTTGGTTATTCTGTTGGTATATCAGAATCACACGCTATAGTTGGAGCATATCAAGAAGATGATGCAGGTGGAACTTCTTCTGGTAAAGCATATATTTATCAGAATTTAGCTCTAAAAAATCAGATAGGAATTGCTTCTGAAAATATATCAGATGCTGCTAGTGGACTTATAGATTTACCTGGAGCAATAAATAGCAATCAATCTGGGTTGAATGTAAATAGTATATATTATATTAATATTGATGGTTCTTTAACAACAACACAAATAGATGATAGCATATTAGGTATGGCTATCAGCTCTACAGAATTGCAAATATTTGAATGGGATTATGTAAAAACATTAAAGGAACAAAAACAACACGCATATGGTATATTGCACATATTTAGGTAAAAATGACGATAATCAAACCAAAAAGGTCAGAAACTGCTAACGCTGTTCCTACAACATCAGATATTGTTGCTGGTGAGATGGCGATTAATATTATTGATAAAATAATATATGTAAGAGATAGTTCCAATAACATTATTGAAGTTGCTAATTATTCTGGAGGTGGTACATACTCAAACTCTCAAGTAGATTCACATTTAAATACAAGTACTGCTACAACAAATCAAATATTGTCATGGGATGGTTCTAATTATGATTGGATAGATGGTCAAACATCAGACAATCAAAAAGAATTTACTGCATCTGGCTCCATTAGTGCAGGTGATGTTGTCCGTTTAAATGGAGATGGTACTGTATCTAGAACAGATTATTCTGAATTTAGTTTATATAAAACTTTGAATAATCCAAATGCTTATAGTTCATCAGTAGATGATCGGTTTGGTAGGTCTGTTTCTATATCAGAATCTTACACTATAGTTGGCACTCCTAATGAAGATACTGTTCGTTATTCTACTTTTGCCAATAGGTTTTATCTATCATCTGGACAAGCATACATTTATAGCAATTCAACTGGCGATTTACTTTATACTCTAGATAATCCAAATGACTATAGTACACCAGATGATGATTTTTTTGGCATATCAGTTGCTATATCAGAATCTTATGCTATAGTTGGAGCAAATGGAGAAGATGATGCTGGTGGAACTTCTTCTGGTAAAGCATACATTTATAGCACTTCGACTGGGAATTTACTTTATACTCTAGATAATCCAAATGCTTATGATACATCAAATGGTGATAATTTTGGAATTGCTGTTTCTATTTCGGAATCTTATGCTATAGTTGGTGCATATTCAGAAGATGAACCTGGTGGCGGTTTTCAGTCTGGTAAAGCATACATTTATAGCACTTCGACTGGGAATTTACTTTATACTCTAGATAATCCAAATGCTTATGATACATCAAATGGTGATTATTTTGGCAATTCAGTTTCTATATCAGAATCTTATGCTATAGTTGGAGCACCAGGAGAGGATGATGCTGGTGGAATTTCTTCTGGTAAAGCATACATTTATGATACATCAACTGGAAATTTACTTTATACATTAGATAATCCAAATGCTTATGGTACATCAGCAAGCGATATTTTTGGCGCATCAGTTGCTATATCAGAATCATATGCTATAGTTGGAGCATATGGAGAAGATGATGCTGGTGGAACTTCTTCTGGTAAAGCATATATCTTTAGCACTTCGACTGGAAATCTACTCCATACTCTAGATAATCCAAATGCTTATAGTTCATCATTAGATGATGAGTTTGGTAGGTCTGTTTCTATATCAGAATCATACGCTATAGTTGGAGCATATTTTGAAGATGATGCAGGTGGAACTTCTTCTGGTAAAGCATACATTTATAGCACTTCGACTGGGAATTTACTTTATACTCTAGATAATCCAAATGCTTATGATACAACACAAGATGATTATTTTGGAATTGCTGTTTCTATATCAGAATCATATGCTATAGTTAGTGCAAATATTGAAGATGATGCTGGTGGAACTTCTTCTGGTAAAGCATATATATATTCACAGAATAATTCTAATTTTGCTTTTTTAGGTATTGCTGCTGAAAATATATCAAATGGTGCTAGTGGACTTATAGATTTGCCTGGAGCAATAAATAGCAATCAATCTGGGTTGAGTATTGGCAGCATATATTATTTAGATGTAAATGGACAATTAACAAGTTCTTCATCATTTTATGGAACAGTAGGTAGAGCACTTAGTTCTACAGAGTTACAAATATTTGAAAGAAATCATGAGTATTATTCTACTTCTAAAATACAAAATAATTCATATTCATTATTAGTAGCAGTGAGATAATATGGCAATAATCAAACTAAAAAGGTCAGAAACTGCTAGTTCTGTTCCTACAACTTCCAATTTGACAGCTGGTGAAATGGCTGTCAATATCATTGATAAAAAAATATATGTAAGAGATAGTTCCAATAACATTATTGAAGTAGCTAATTATGTTGCTGGAGCTGGAGGATCATACACAGATACTGATTTAGATAACCATTTAAATAAAAATACTGCTTCTCCAAATCAAGTATTAACTTGGAATGGTACTGATTATACTTGGACAACATTAAAAGATAATCAAAAAGTATTTACTGCAGCAACATCAATTACAGCTGGAGAATTAGTATTTTTAAAAGAAGATGGTGAGGTTACAAATACTTCTACCGGAAGTCCGTTTTCAATTATAGATAATCCAAATGCTTTTAATACATCAGCAAATGATAGTTTTGGTAGGTCTGTTTCTATATCAGAATCATACGCTATAGTTGGAGCAATTGGAGAAGATGATGCTGGTGTTGGTGGAGGTACAGGAAGTGATTCTGGTAAAGCATACATTTATGATACAGCAACTCGCAATTTACTTTATACATTAGATAATCCCAATGCTTATGATACAACACAAGATGATTGGTTTGGAAGCTCTGTTGGCATATCTGAATCATATGCTATAGTTGGAGCACCTAGCGAAGATGATGCTGGTGGAACTTCTTCTGGTAAAGCATACATATATGATACAACAACTGGTAATTTACTTTATACTCTAGATAATCCAAATGCTTATGATACATCAAATGGTGATAATTTTGGAATAAAGGTTGCTATATCAGAATCATATGCTATAGTTAGTGCATTTCAAGAAGATGATGCTGGTGTTGGTGGAGGTACAGGAAGTGCTTCTGGTAAAGCATACATTTATGATTTGTCTACATTAACACCAGGAACTGTTACAAGCGCAACATATGTATTGGATAATCCCAATGCTTATAATACATCAAGTGGTGATTGGTTTGGTCTAGCTGTTGCTATATCAGAATCACATGCTATAGTTGGTGCTTTCGCAGAAGATGATGCAAGCGCAAGTACAAATGGTAAAGCATATTTATATGATTTGTCTACATTAACACCAGGAACTGTTACAAGCGCAACATATGTATTGGATAATCCCAATCCCAATGTATCAATATATGGTGATGAATTTGGTTATTCTGTTGGTATATCAGAATCTTATGCTATAGTTGGAGCATGGCGTGAAGATGATGCTGGTGGAACTTCTTCTGGTAAAGCATACATATATGATACAACAACTGGTAATTTA